AGATTCAGCAGGCTTAGTATTAGGAAACGGAACAACTTATATAATTAAAGGTATCTTATTTGTTCCTAGAATATATAATAACGTTTCAAAGAGCTATCCTAATTTAAACTCAATAGATGCTCTAAAAAAAGTATGCTCTGAGTTGGGTTTAGGTTATGCACAAAATGAGTTTACAACGAATGATTTTATGACTTGGATAAACATTAATACTAGCCCTATGAATTTTATGAAGGAGATAACAAATTATGCATATCAGGATGAGTTATCTTTTTTTAATGGGTTTATAAATAAGGAAATGATTTTTAATTTCATAAATGTTAATGAGCAATTAAAACAATTAGAAGCAGATCAAATGTTTCTGGCCGAATCTGATCCTATTTATTCAAATTTGACGCAAAGACAAAAAGATCTTCCAATAAAGGGAGCAATTAGCGAAACTACAAACATTAACTATTTAACAAATAGAGCAGCGAGCTCAGGTAAACCTAATTATATAATTGAAGCAAACTTGATTTCAGATCAGGGTGCAATATTAAAATCAGATGGATATTTAAAGAAAATATATTATTATGATCATTTTGAACCAGTAGAAATAAAAGAAGGTAAGCTAAATAAATTTAAAGATTTTTATACTGCTCCACTTAACACTGAAGGTTCAGAAGAATCTAATATGCTTACACCAGATGATGAAGGTCTTGCTGAGATTGGAAATAAGAAATGGATGAATATCAATTATGGAAATACTCACCAGCACTGGAATGCAGCGAGAGTTTTTAACACACATAATTTAAAAGAGCTTGAAAAAATAAAACTTAGAGCTGTGACAAAGGGAATAAATTTTCAAGTGATTAGAGGAGCATCGATACCTGTTTTTTTAACTCTTAGACTGGCTGACGCTATACGGAAAGAAGCAGATCTTACGGAGGTTCGACAAGTTCAAGAAAAAGAAAAATTATCGGATGAGACGTTGGACACGCAATTATCTGGGAGATATTATGTATCCGGCGTAAAATATCATTATGACCCGACCACAATTAATCCATTTTCAACTGAATTTTTCTTAGCTAGAAGAGAATGGCTACCCTCAAAAATAATTTTTACTGCAAATGCATAACTTTTACGGAGTACGAAATAAAGTAGATAACTTTAAAAAGGGTTTTCTTTTAGATCCATATGATCAACCTACTTATCTAACGTTTGCATTAGATTTTAGGTTTGAGAGCACAAATGTTGCTACTAGTGATTTCCTATGGTCCAGTCCACTTTTTGAAAAAGGAGGAGAGAATAACCCAAATAGTGCTCAAACTTATCTTGGATCAATCGGTTATAAAGACAAAGAAAATAACTTAGCGAAACTCAAATCCATTCTTGAATATTTAACTTTTAATGCGCCTTGGTATTTTCAGTCGATATCGGGGCTAGATAAATTGTGGTCTGGTGCAACAAATATTAAAGATGCGTATAAGGGAAAGGAAGCTACGCTTACTATTGAGACAATGGAAGCCATTGATTTGAGAATAACTGAGATCGCTAACCTATATCGATCTTCAATTTACGATAAGGTCTACATGAGAGAGCTGGTACCGGATAACTTAAGGTGGTTTGCAATGGATGTGTATATTGCAGAAGCTAGAAATATAAGATATAATCCAGCTGGTTCATTTAGTAATATGACAAGTGCTCTAGGAATAGACACTAGTGGTTTAAATAGGACACTTACTAATGCTACGGCAGGCCTAGGTTCACTATTAGGTAACCAACAATTAGATCAAAGTAATCCAATGAAACAGTTTGGATTCTTAAAGTTTAAGTGTAGGCAGTGTGAATTTGATTTTTCTGAAAGCTTCATTGGCGGACAGTCTCTGAAAATTGATAGCCATGATTTAAAATCTCCCAATACCAGTAGCTTTAAGATAAAGGTTGGTTACTTTGAAGAGGAAAGCGAATATCACGATTCAACTAAGATCGCAGATGACTTTACAACTAACTCCATGAAAAATCCGTGGAGATTACGAAACACTGCCGCTAATCTTCAGACTAGAGTGAGAGGAGCAAGCGACCTTCCTTTTGTGGGCGGATTCGTTGATAGTGCAACAAACGCAGTGGATGAAAGACTTAAATCTATTGGTGGACTTATTAATCCAGCATTAGGTGCGGCATTTAATCGACCTCGACCAAAACCGATCGGTGATCTATATGGAGGAAATACTGCAGGAGAATTTCCAAGAAATGATGGTACAAAAGAAAATCCTAAGGATTTAGGAAACATATATTAATAAAACTCAAGGCTAATTAAAAGTAAAATAATGCATGTTAGATAGAAATCACGACATATCAAATAGAGACATTAATGACCTTCTAGATAAACAGTTTTTAGGAGTAATTGAGTTAATAGATGATCCCAGAAAAGAGGGAAGAGCTAGGGTTAGAGTATATAGCATCCATGATGATCTGCCCGCTGAGGATGTACCATGGGCATATCCTAAAAACAAGAGTCTGTTCTTTGGACAAGGGGGCAAGGCAGGTTCGATCTCTATACCTAAAGTAGGAAGTATTGTTGCCGTTAAGTTCGATAATGGTAATCCATACTCACCGGAATACTTTGCGATCCATGAATTGGCACAAGATATCAAGGACGAGTTGAATACTGAGTATGATGGAAGTCATATCATTCTATTCGATGGAGACCAGGAGCTAAAACTGTGGTTTACCATAGGTAAGGGACTAACGATCTCAGTAAAGGGAGCAAGCATTAACTTAGCACCGGATAACCTAATAACGATTAAGACTGATAATAAGGTAGTAGTGGATTCACCCAATATAGAATTAGGGTCACCAGATATTCCAAGCATATCGGAATATTTATTGAAGGGAGAGACTTTTCTTAATATGTTTAATACTCATGTTCACCCATCATCTGGTACTCCACCATTGACACCGATACTTCCAGATAGCGGAGTAATAAGCGGAACCACAAAAACTAAATAAAGATGGCACTAGAAGATCAAGCAAAAGCAATAACTAAATTAGGATCGTTAGGAACAGATATTCCTGGATTAAACGCAGATAGCGTGATTGAAAACCTGATTAAAAAGGACGAGAATCTCGGTAAGTACCTAACGATGATTGATAATGCAAAAGCAGAAAAGGTATATCGTGGAATGTCTGAAGAAGAAGCGGATCGGTCAACCGAAGAAGCCAAGAAAAAAGTACTCGAAGAGATAAAAAAGAATCTTAAACCTGCAGTCGAAGAGGATATTATCAAAATGAAACAGGAATATAAGACGGCCAGTGAAGCACTTGACTCTATTCCTACTGAGACTCAGGCAGCAGTTACGACGGCTGCTATACCTCCAGCAGTATCGGTTCCACCTTCTGCACCAAATCCAGCATACACGCTAGCAATGGCACTACAGACAAAAAAGAATCTACTTAAGACCTTAAACATAGTCTTGTCATCTCTAACCACTGTGATAACACTGGCTAATAAATTAAAGTTCGAATTGCCGCCGGTCGTGTTAACCCTAGTTAGCACGCTGACGATTGTGACTACTGGGCTCTCACTTATTCCGGGTTAATCCCATTATCGAGCTTAAACTTTTCCCAATCAGATTTATTCATTAGGTTAGGAAAACGCTCTCCGAAATTACAAGATTCCTTGACGTATAACTTTCCCGGAACATCGCATCCACAATAGGCACAGTAGCCTAACTCCACACAGTCATCCTTACAAATCATTGCTCGATATGCTACTTGCTCTTTTTCATGTTCAGAGAGAAGATGAATCTTGTCGCCAAGCATCTTAAGGTTTCCCTCTATGTAGTGTTTGATGTTTTTTAAGGTAATTTTCATTTTTTCTTTAATTCTTTTTCCTTTTTACTTAATTGACGGGCCTCATAGCCTCCTCTAGAGTTATCTATTTCAACAAGATCGTTTACCAATTGATAATATTCTTTAAATTCACCTGGTGATTCTAGATAATATTCTGAGTTGTCATTAGAAACGTCAATCGTAAATTCAAGAAAACTTGCACTGAGCATGTGAGCCGCAATCAGCAAAGAAGTACTGGCGGAGAAGTTATTCTTAAAACCGGTTGAATATCTGTTATCAAATTCCATGGAGATTCCCTGAAGATATTTTATGTAGTCAAGCTTGACTTCTCCATGGGAATGGTGAATGACTAGGTCGGGACGGGCAGTTTCGATTGCTCGGTCGATCTCCCTTTGAGCGTTTGAGCCGGTATAGAGAACCAAATAATCTGAACTTTCTCTAGCATGGGTAAGAAGAGCAGTGTCTTGAATGCAGGTGGAAGGAATTCCTACCATGTATCCTATCTTACCGTTTGGAAGCCTAGAATAGTAGGGTCGGGTAAGATTAACTGCCCTGATCGAGGTTACTTGTGGAAACCAAGAAATGTTTCTTTCTCTACAAAAATCGTCAAGTTCGTCACACATCTTAGAGTTAATCATTTTGCTCTCGTATGTGTCAAGAGTCACATAATCGACCTGGGTACCGTCAAAGGAGGCGATTAGGTTCTTTATGATCCTTAAGTTATTAAGATCATCAGTAGCTTTCCAGTCGATTGCCACGCATAACTTAGATTTTTCCATAGAACCTTTTCTTTTTTTCTTATACAATATAAATTAGACATAGTTTAAAAAAATCATTTTTAATGGATCACTATTCTGTCCTAGGTGTTGCAAAAAATGCAACAAAAGAAGAGATTAAGAAAGCATATAAGAAGCTTGCAGTAAAATATCATCCAGATAAGAATGGAGGAGACAAGGAATCTGAAGAGATGTTTAAAAAGATCTCAGATTCATACGCGGTGCTTAGCGATGATGAAAAGAGAGGAAAATACGATAGGGTAACGTTTAACCGGTCTGCCGGTGAGACTAAATTTAGCTGGTCAACGGATGATTCTGCTTCTGGAGGATTTGGATTTGACGATTTTATTAGAAACTTTTCGGATCCGGACTTTAGAAAAAGGTCATCTGAACGATCTAGAAAAACACAAGGCAAGACTCACAATCCTGCACCTAGTGCTGATCACCTTAACATATATGTTCGCGATAAATTGGAACTAAGTGAGGCAATGCTCGGAAAAAAAATAGAGCTTAGCTTTTCTAGAGAAAAAATAAACTATACGGGAAAATCCGGAAATGCTTTAACCTTTAATAAGGTCACTGAGGAAAAAGAAATATTCATAACGATCGATCTTAGAAAAAAATACATCATAATTAAAAAGGAGGGAGGTTCGTACTCAGTTTCGGCAAGAGTGCCTAAGCTTGGAAACGAGGACGTCGTGAGCCAGCTCAACATATGGGGAGAAATAGACCAGGTTCCGATAATTGGAGACCTTCATGTTGTGCTTGAACTTGTTTTTCCAGAAAATATTACGATCGAGGGAAATAAAATAGTTCAAACGGTCGACCTTCCGCTAAAAAGCGTTCTCTTTAATGGAGAAAAAACCAAGATTAAAACGCTAGTTGATAAAAAATACGAGGTGGATTTTAATAACCCAAAATCTGCTTCTAATCTAAAGTTCTCGATACCTAATGAGGGAATAATCGACGAGCAGGGTAACTTAGGAGAGTATTTAGTAAAATTTAATGTCGTCCTGCCTCAAATTGAGGATATTCCAGAAGAAGATTTTATAAAATTAAAATCAATATTATCAAATTGCGAAAATAAAACTTAAAAAGTTCAAAGAAGCCCTTAATAAATAATAAAAAATATTTTGGGCTTTGTCAAATCTAAATTCAGCACAAATTAACAACAGCGATTGGGTTCTAATCGTTGAAAACGTTGGTGAAAAACTTCAAGTTAGAGAATCATCAGCAAACGGCGCAGTACTTGAAGGAGTATGTGCGGTATTCGGTCAGATGAATAATAACCGAAGAGTCTATGAAAAATCTGAATACTTACCACACCTTACCTATTTACAGGAAAAGATCTCAAAAAGACAATTAGTCGGTACAGTAGATCATCCACAGCATTTTGAGCCAAAGTTAAGTGAAGCTTCACACATCATTGAGGGTCTTAACTATGACGGAGGTGATAAGGTTTATATTAAGGTCAGATTGTTAGAAAACACTCCACACGGTAAATTAGCGAAAGCTTTACTTGATGGAGGAGTTCAGCTATCAGTTTCATCTAGAGCTGCAGGTCAAGTTAGCGAAAGCGGATACGTTAAGTTACAGAGAATCTTTACTTATGATTTAGTAGGAGAGCCTGGATTTACTGAAGCAGTTTTACGTAAAACTGTTAGCGAATCCCTAAAGAATGACTTCTCTATGATTACTGAGAGTTATAATTCAATGAAACAAAATTCTTTTATCCATAAGTCTGGACTAATGGATATTTCAGAAAGTTTAAACTTTGCAGATAATTTTAAAGTCTATAAGATAAATAAATTAGAAAATAGTTCAGGAACTAAGTTCCAAGGGACTTTGCAAGAACAAAAAAATAACAACACAATGAACGGGTTTGTAACAAAAGATCAAATGGATAAATATTCAGAAGTTCTTAAAACACAATTCAATGGAATTAAAAAGGAACTTAGAAATCATAAGTCTATTCTTGAGTCTTCTCAATCAACTAATGGAGCTAGCAATTCTGAGCTAATTGGATTTGTTAACTATTTAGCGGAGTCTTTAGAAGGAGTAATTAATTTTGCAGATTACATGTCTCACAAATTAAATGAATCTATTCGATATACTGAGCACGTATCTGAGACAGTTAATAACTCAATTGATTATTCTTCTTATTTGGGAGAAAAATTAAACCAGTCAGTTAACTATCAAGATTACCTTTCTGGAAAATTAAACGAGTCTATTAATTATGCTGAGTACATTAAAGAAAACGTAAACAACTCTATTAAATACCAAAACTATTTAGCTGAAGAGTTAGATAAAGGTTTACAGTATGTTGAATACGTTGCTGAAGGAGCAAATCGTTCAATTGAATTTGGTGAGTATTTGGCAGAAAACATCAACTTAAACCGAGACTATTCTCAATACATCGCTGAAAAATTAGGTCAATCTATTGGATACTCTGAATACATCGCTGAATCTTTAGGAGAAGGAAACATCGTATCTAAGAGAAATATTCTTGGTGGAGTTTCTAAATTAAACGAATCTAACTCAATCGATTCATTAATCTCTAAAGTTGATCAAGTTATCACTGAGGTGAATGACAAGTCATCTAAAGCAGTGTTAGAAAATAAGTATCCATTCTTAAAAGTTATGGGAGAAGCTAACAAAAAAGTATTCTTTAATTTAGAAGCAAACACTAAACAAGCTATTGTTGAAGCTCTAAACGGATCTGTATGGTTTAACGAAAACGATATCGTTGGAATCATGGAAGCAGTAGTTAATCATAAAGAGCAAAACATTCCTACTTATATCAGATTCATGCCAGTAGAATATAAAGTTCTATGGAATGAAATGAATGAGAGTGAAAAGAGCAAAGTTCACGCAAAAGCTCAACTTTATACGGTAAACACTCCTTATCAAGTTAAAGCATTTTGGGATGATCTTGATATGAGAGGAATCAATGAAAGAATTGAATCAACTAAAAGAAACGCAAAAATAACGCAACAACTCAACGAAAGCCAAAGTACAGAAGGCCTAATACCTGTAAATCAGGTTGTTGAGATGCAGAGAGGTTACTCTCAAGGTTACCTAGAAACAATGCTAAGAAGCGCAAATTCTAGATTGTAACAAAAATAAAAAAATCATTTTAACAAATGGCACGTACTAAAATTTTCAGACGTTCAAGCGACAATCGCTTAACGAACACATGGCAGCCGATTTTAGAAGGTTACGGTGCTGATGTTGCTAAGACTCCATGGTTAGCTGAGTACGCTCACAACCACGCGATCTTTGATAACACTACACCAATCTTCGAACAATCTACTCCAGGTGTATTTTTCCAAACTCCAGGTTCTCTTGGAGGTTTTATGGGAAACCCACAAGCACCAACATCTATCAACGGTGGTACTCCTTTTTCAGGTGGTGTAAAAAACAGCTACTCAGCTGCAGGAAACGGATCTGGTGATAAATTCCCATCTCTTCTTCCAGTTGCTATTCAAGTAGCAGCAAAAACTATTGGTTTCGACCTAGTTCCAGTTATCCCTATGGATTCTCCAGTTGGATTCCTTCCTTACTTGGATTATCTATATGCAGGCGGTAGAACATCTGGTTCTGAGTTTGATCCATACATGGTTAAATTAGAAGGATTGACTTCTGCTAATTTCCCTGGAAGTACATATGTTCCTGGTGACTCAGTTACTGGTGGTGTTACTGGTGATATTACAGCTACCTTTGTCGGATACTCACGTGTTGACGGTACAGTTATCATCAAAATCATCGATGACGCTCAAGTTATTGGAGATAACACTCCAGCTGGTGAATTCACAGGTCAGACCATAACAATCGGAGTTGATGTAGCTACTGCGCCTGTTACTGGAGTATCTCTAGTTTCTGCATTAGAAAACCACATTTCTGGTTTCACATCTGTATCTGATGCTGATTACGCTACTACTCCTTTCAATGGTTCTTACCTTCCTACTACAGGATCTGTACCAGGATCAATGAAGAGAGAGGCTGGTGAAAACTCTAAATTCCGTCAAATGGGATTAAGAATGTTCACTAAATTCGTTGAAGCTGAGACTGATCAAGTATCTATCTCTGCAACAGTTGAGCAAATCCAAGACTTAAACCGCGTTTGGAATTATGACGTTATCTCTATGTTGGAAAACGTAGCGGTTAATGACTTAGCTCAATCAATCAACAAAAGATTAGTTGACCGAGTTCTTCAATTGGCTGACGTTCACTCTGCTGAAGTTAACTTAGTTGAAGGTTTAGGTGTAACTACTCTTGACTTGACTGCTGGTGGATTTGATAACACATCTACTTTACAAAGAAGATTGGTTACAAAAATCCTTGAATTAGCTAACTTAATCTACCACAGAGGACGTTTCGGAGCTGGTACTTTCTTAGTAACTAACGGACGTATTGCTTCTGCAATGGCTGATGTTGCTGGTTACTCAATCGCACAAGTTCCAACTGATATGGGTGGAGTTGCAGGTAACCTTTACCCAGCTGGTAAAGTTTATGGTGTACAGGTTTATGTTGACCCTAACATGTCTTGGGGAGATTCAAGACTTGCTATCGGTCGTAAAGGAGCTGACGAAGAACCAGGTGTTAAATTCATGCCATACATCATGGCTGAATCTCTTCAGACTATCTCTGAAGGAACATTCTCTCCAAAAATCGGTATGAAATCAAGATACGCGATTACTGAAGCAGGATGGCATCCTGAAACTCAATACGTAAGCATGGATATCGATCCTGCTGCTATCGGAGTTCTTACAGGTTCTACATCATTCGTAGTATAATCTTTACTAAGATAAAAATGAAAGAGGATTCGAAAGAGTCCTCTTTTTTTTGTTTATGGAGATAAATAATAAAAATAATCGGTAAATATGTCATTTATTAACTGGGGAAACGAGTCGTCTGACCAGCGATTGGCTAGACAGAGATATGAGGAGGAGATGGCTCTTTTTGAACAGGCAGTGAGGTTTGCGCGAACGGTAGGATCACTCGCTGGAGCAGCAGGTACTGGTGGTTTACAGGATTCCTCAACCAATCAATACGTTGAAAATGATTACATCGATAATTATTTTGAATAAAACATAATAATATAAAATATGACAAGTTTAATTTCAACATTCTTAGGAATACAGTCTCAATTTAAAGTATTCCATTGGCAGACACAATCTTATTCTAAACACATAGCATTTGGTGATATTTATGATACTCTTAATGGATTATCTGATGAATTCATGGAGATTTACATGGGTAAATACGGTAGAGTAACTGTTGAAGGAGAAATGGATGCAATAATCTTATGTAACATTGGAGAAGTTAAAATAGATGAATTCTTAGAAACAATTACAGGATTTCTATTATCTCTTAATCATAAGCTAGACAGTAATCGAGATAGCGATCTATTAAACCTAAGGGATGAGATGCTGGCAGCGATCAATAAGCTTAAATACTTGCTTACATTAAAATAACTATATTACTAAGATCGGTTAATCTAACCTAATATAAAAAAGAAAGAGGACATAATGTCCTCTTTTTTAGTATTGCGGGCTCTCCTAGAGGAGAAAGTAAATAAAGCGAATGAGTTTTGATTGACTGAAGTTTACCGTTTTGATCTCTTACATCTTGAATTTTGAGTACAGTATCACAATCAAATTATCCTAGCTACTATGTATGGACGTTGCTGTCTCTTGAGAAGCTATTATCGACTTAACTCCAACTAGAATCGCCCATTTTTTAGATCTCTTGAGTGTGATTAAATTTATCAAGTCTCTCTTGAATTTTTTCAATTTGAGCCTCAAGTGATTCAATTTTTTCGTCTTGCCATTTGATATCTAGAACGGCACTCATTAATGAGCTAGTCGAATCAAATCGATTACGAGATATTCCATTGGTCGTGTCTACTGATTTTACTCGTTGTACTAGGTTCTTTAGTTCTGATAATTCAAAGATGCTTTCCCGAATAGGTTCAGAAACAGAATGTATCTTAGCTTTAAGCTTTACTAATTCGGTGATTTCAGTTTCAACTTGAGTAAAAAGATCTGTGATATCATATGGACGCTCTGCTCCTTCTTGAACTGAGTTGTATCGATCAATCTTGACCCAAAGTTTTTGGATGTTTGCTACCTTTTTATTCTTTTCCTTTAATGCTTGTGCTATTGTCATGCTCATTAATTTTTAATTTATTGTACTATTATTTCACTATAAAGTTTCCAGTTAATACGATCTGACTCTTCCCTAAATCCAAGAATAATTTCGCCGGACTCGTTCTTTCCGATTGCAATAAACCCATATCCTTCGCAAATCATCGGAATGCAATATTCGTTTGATATGTTACCTGCTATTTCTTCAATATCGAAATCCCAAGGTAGTTCAGGATCGTGTGTTTCACAATATTGTTTTGAAAAATCTGCCATTGTTTTAACTATTATACTCTTTTTGAAGGGCTTTTTTCAATTCTTGTAAATCTTCTCTATACATTTGAATGGGCTCTTTCTTTTTAATTTCTTCAAGTTCCTTTTTCTTTTGAGACTCTGCGATAAGTAAGTCCTCATAAGTTTCCTTTGTTAGGGAGTGAATCGGCATTCCAAGAAGATATTGGTATGATCCGTTTACTTCATCAAAATCAGCTGTCTGTAAATATAAAATGATCTCTTTTCGAGGAACGTTATTGATCTTTAAATTTCCATCAATTATGAGCTTAATGAATCTTGCCTTATTTGAAAGAACGGTTAACTCTTGATTAAGTTCCTCTATTATAAAATTCTTTCTCTTATCGTAAAAAGAGAGCCTAAACTTTACAAAATATTCGATTATTTCACTCGCAGAATTAAATATCTTAAGTCGACCGAACTCGTCTAATACTGTAAAATTTTCAGTCTGACGTTCATCCATTTTAAGAAGTCTCTTTAATCTAACGGAGTCACTTAAGGTCTTAAGGTCTTCTCGCCTAAATTTAAGAACATAGTTAATGTTGGACTTGCAGTTATTTTCATAGCTTGCGATTCTTCTAGTATCTTCAAGATCGATTAGATGCTGATCAAACTTCTCGTATGTGATGGATGGTGGAAGCTCTGTGATGTTGACGGTTGTAGTGTTTTTAACTTCATATTTTCCGCTAAACACCCAAGAAAATTTTTCAGCATCAACTAGCTCGCAATCTCCACTAAACTCCCTGTTCCATGGAGTGGGTTCAGCGTACTTCTTTCCGTCCAATGATTTTAAACAGGCATCTATAAGATGCAGAGGATTACGATTTAATATATTTGTTGCGAAACCTACTGCGATCCCACTGCCGCCATTCAGAAGGACGGTTGGGATGATGGGTAGGAAATATTTAGGTTCTATCTCATTGCCCTCCTCGTATCTAGATTCTAATAACTCAAAATCCTTGTATAGAAGCCTAAAGTTCTTATGAAGTTTGGTTGCAATATATCGAGGAGCGGCTGCTTCCGGAGAACGCAGAGATCCAAACTGACCGATGTCTTCCAATACTGGCATTGAATTTTTAAATTTTTGAGCCATCCCTATGATTGCAGAGTTTAGGGAACCGTCTCCATGGTGATAAAAAGCGTCGGCTGCAACTCGACCTGCCAATTGGAATATCTTCATGGGTTTCTCAGAACCGTTTCGCCATACCTTATTTGCTACAAAGATGACTTTACGTTGAGTCGGTTTAAAGCCATCGATTACTGATGGAATTGCTCTTTCTTCAACGACATATACTGCGTATTCTTTATAATCGTTGTCTAGGTAATCAGTTACTGTCTTTATTTCGGGCTTTCGCATTTAAAATAATTGTTTTCAAGTAAATAATCATATAATCCCTTAAGATCAGCGACGATCTCAGTTTCAATCGGCTCGCTAGTTACCGGATCGTATGTTTTATGAAAGGCCTGGAGTTCAGGATTACCGATTCCATCGCAAAGATAGTTTTTTTCATACATGAACCAATTAAACCAGTCTAATCCGTCAGTCGTTAATAATTGACTCCAAAGAAAATGGATAGTCGTATTGTAATCATCGACGAATTCAATAAGATCGATGCCTACCTCGTATGTTTTATCAATTTTAGCTGAACTTGCAACCATTAGGTCCGTGACTTGTTTGAAACTTTCAAATGTCATATAAATTGGGCTTTTTTATTTTTTACTTCTAGCTTAGCTTAAAGTTTTGATCAAAATACTGACTGTAAAAAAGAACAAACTAATGATTATCATCCAGATAAAGATGAATTTAGGTCTTCTTTCAAATTCATTATAATATTTCACAATTATTGATTATTTCCAAGAATCCGGTCCTTTCGGGGTTGAGAATCCTTACCGAACCACGATTCTAACGACTCTTTATACTCTTTATCGTTTTTAATTTGAACTAGGTAAGGATTTTTGATGATTTCCTCATATTCAGCGTCCTCAAGTGCACCAAGTCCCTTTTTATACTCTATTTCCCAAGTAGAAGCCTTATTCTTCTTTAGCCACGCTTCAAACTCATCATTTGTGTAAAAATTGAGCGATTCTTTGCCTTTTTTAGCGACAACTAGCGGAGTCATCACCTTATACACTCGACCCTGATCAAAAAGTTCCGGCCAGAAGCGATTGAAGAAATTAATTAGAGTTGCTGCGATGTGGCTTCCATCCGGATCGGCATCTGTATAAATATAAATGCGACCGTATCGTAATCCTTTGGGTTCTTCGCCTAATTTTAACCCAAGTGAGGCCATTAGCTGTACAGCTTCGTCATTTTTGATAATTTCAGAGCTTTTCATCTCACTAACGTTGATGAATTTACCCTTTAACGGAAATGCTCCGATCGTTTGAGTATCCCTAAACTTACGAACTGCTGAAACTGCTGAAAGACCTTCATATATTCCTAAAATACACACTCCGCGATCACCTTTTTTCTGTGCATCTATCAATTTTGGGATTTTTGTCTTATCTAGGTCCTTATTTAGTTTTCGAAGCTCCGCTCTCTCTTGAGCAAGGGCTTTTTTCTCAATCCAATCTAAAACGGATTGGATTATTTCTGATTTAAAGACTAACTTTGCAATTTTATCTGTGACTTCGTGCTTGGTGCCGAAATCTTTGACCTCAGTGATCAGTTTTTCCTTGGTCTGTGAGCTAAAAAATGAATTTACGATCGTAGAATCGATAAAAACGTAGAGATGATTGCGAATATCGCTTGGTTTTACGTCGACTCTGTGCTTTTTCTTGATCATTTCTCTTAATTGAGCGATCAGCTGATTAGTGATGTATTCCACGTGAGTTCCGCCGTCCTTTGTGTGGACTGAATTGACAAAACTAACGTTTTGAAAGCCATTTTCTGACTTTGCAAAGCCTATTTTCCAATCTTTGGTCTCTTCAAAGAAATATTCTTCGGTATAGAGTTGAATGTACTCTTCAAAGCTCTTAAATTTTAGTAAAAAATCGCTTTTTTTACCGTCTTTGACCTTAGTTAGCTTTAAGGTAAGCTTATTATTACACGCAACTAAATCTAGACAGCGTTTAAATAGTATCTGGAATGACTTTTCGTCAATTAATCTCATCTTAAATCGTTCAAGATCCGGAAAAAATGATATTTCAGTAAATCCTCTCTTAGCTGGAGCTATCTTTGCAGAGGTCCTCTTGCCCATGTTGTCAGTAAAGGTCTGGTCGAACCTATTTTTACCATCACAGGTAGAAATTAAGAACTTTTTACTAAAGATGTTGGTCAGAGTTGAACCTACACCATTGGTACCGGCAACCGTTCTTTGTTCTGAGTCATCAAAATTAGAACCGGCTTTAAGATTAGAGAAAATCATCTCTGGAATCCACTCTTTATGGACCGGATGTTTTTCAACGGGAATTCCGCCGTTATCCCAAACTGAAATCTGAGTTGTATCTAGGTTAATCGTGACTCTGATCTCATTTAATTTAGGATTTCGACGATGTTCATCGACTGAATTTGAAACGATTTCATCGAATATCTTGATAAAACCAGGATTGTAGTGAACTTCCTCAATTGTCACCTTTTCTCCATCATAAAGATATTGATCTCCGGTATGGATGGCGATCGATCCGATATACATCGATGGTCTTAATAGGACGTGCTCGACGTCAGTGAGTTTCTGATATTTAGTTTCAATTGTTTTTTTAGCCATTATCGTTTTGCTAATTTTTTTACTTTGAGCGCATCTAAAAAGTATTGAGGCACGTTTTTATTTTCAAGAATCTGATCAAAGCACTCATCTAGAATATAGGTCTCTGCCCAATCTTCATCATTTCTTATTGATCTACCATAAGCTTGAAGAAGGTCCACCAGAGTCTTCCAATTATACCATTCTGGACGAGTATCAAGTCTCTTCTTTATCTTTGTACTAACAAGATTGGGAAAAGGTACCTTTAGGATCACCTGAAACCTGGAAAGCTCATCCTTTAAATCGACTCCATTGATCATGGATGGAGATACTAGCACGGTTTCCAACTTAGAGGTTAGGTGATCTTCCAGTGATTTTTCTCTAGACATGGAATCATGAAAGATTAGGCGAGCATCCTGAATGGAATTTTGAATCCACTTGCTAAATTCATAATTAGCTGTGTGGATTATGCCCTTATTATCATGGTTCTTTTCTAGGATCTTACCTATTATTGGCACAGCTCTAGCAAAAGTCTCTTTTTTATTATAATAAGACATCTTACCGAACCTTAGATAGATTACCGGTCTTTTGGTAGCATCAAACGGGCAAGGTAAGGGCAAGTATGAGGACTCATGATCCTCTACTCCCATTATAAAGGAGAAAAGCTCGCGATCTAGGATCGTACCTGACATCAGGATCACATGATCGTATTCGTTCCAAAAAAGTTCCTTAAGATAAAGGTTTCCCCAAATAGGTTCAACTACGATTCGAGTCTTGCCGTACTGATCTAGGTCTTTTTCAAAGGTCCAATTCGTCTTGTAGTTTTCACGATCATTCACAAATCGATTGTATTTACACATCGATTTGTCAACATGGTCAGCTTTTTTAATTAGGTCGATCTTTTTCTTTTTTTGACGAGTCTCCTTAGCCTCCTCTAATAACTCGCCAGCCTTTGCTGCAAGCAAGGGAACTAGCACATCATTGGTCCAATCCGAAAGCTCAGTAAGAGAGGTGATGTTATCTAAATCCCTTTCCATCCAATCTTGCCAAACGTCAAGAATCTTTAGGCTACGCTCAGAATAGGTGGACATAATAAAATCACAAAATGTCTCTTCAAATGCATGAGCTTCATCAATTATTAAAAGTTTAGAATTACGTTCAGCCATCATGTCTGGAGAATACATTGAGTATGCCGTGACTAGGTGAAAGTTAGCTAGACTTACTGGGCTCTTTAAAAACTTAGACTGTGCTAATTTATGTGGGCAGACCGAGCATCGTTTATCACTGGCTTTATTAATCACCTGTGCATCTCCACATCCCATTCCTTGAGTGCGACACCAGTAATTATTCTTGCCCTTAAGGTTTGCCGCGAACTTAAAATCTTTTACGTATTGGTCCTGTAAGATCTTTGTGTTTGTAATAATATCAGTCTTTGCCTTTTTTGAATGCTCCGATCGATACCATTCCGCAACCATGATGGCAGCATAGGATTTACCGACACCAGTCGGTGCATCAATCATGATAAATTTCTTTCCTTCTTGAATTGAAGATTTTACGAAATCTAATATTTGGACTTGTTGGGGTCTTGGTGAAAACTCAAGAGGAATATCGCTCATGTAGTAGGTTCTAGTTTTTTCATTATTATTTGAATTTCTTGATGTATCTGTTTTATCTCAGGGTCAAGAATATTCTGATCATCCGCCTTTTTCATGGACTCGGATACCTGTCTGCAACACTCATTAATTATTGCCCTTTCTCTTTTTGAAAGCCTAGGCTGTAATAGTTTCCCAAACATTATTTACTATTTATAAGTTACATTAATAGAACTCAAAAATGGGAGAAAGTTTCGAGTTGACTCACATGAAACCACATACGGCGACCGTTTTTATCGACGATTGACTTGCCTTTGCCATAACACTGAATCCACTCGTCAAAACCTCCTGCAGGAATCTCAAATGGATTTTCCCAATCCTTTAGTTGACCTCCGCCCAAAACGTATGCCTCCTTTGGAAGCTGTTCACACATTTCAAGGATAACTGGGTTGGTGCTTATTGCGGTCCGAGCATCAGTGAATGGGTCTTGTGCCGCATGAAAGAGGATCTCAGCGCGAAGATAGTTTCCAATACCGTTAAAATATTTCTGATTCATCATCACCAGGTGGATCGGCTTATCGAATTCCACCCGATGTAGGTTTCGTAGGATATTATGCTTAAATTCTGAATATTCTTTGACTGGGCACGGTCCCCTATCTGAAGACCAGCCGGTTACGACCTTCCATCGAGCAAACCTACGAGTGTCTACCAAACAGAGAGATTCTTCAGAAACGGCATTAAACATTAGGTGGGTATGCTTTAGTAATTCCGATCGATTTACAAATTTCCAGTGACCCGACATTCCCATTGAACAGCTAATCTTCATAAAGACTTGACCTCCTTGAATCAAGGAGAGCATGAGCTCCTTTCCTCTAGACTCGGCCTTGATCCCAAATATTTGAAGATCAGTTGGCTGAACGATTCCAAGTTTACGAGAGCTGGCACTCTCAGAAAAGGTAATGCTCGTAAAATCTTTGTCTCGACAGGCCTGATTAATATAATCGGCCATAATTTTTATTTCGGCTAGTTCTGGCATAGTGATAAAATACTAAAGTTTTAGCAGAAATTAAAGATAAATAACTAAAAAACTTATTTAAAAATGGGTGGTTATTTATTAAATTATAATAGATGGAGAGCTTTACATGAGTCCCTATCTCTTAACGAAGCATTTGAAGTAGGAAGCCTAGAAGCAGTTACTACTGGCGATAAGGTGAAGCCTTTTAATTTTCTTCCTAGAATTACGTTTACTGCAAAAGATCACAATAAAGCGTATTCAATAATGACAAAAACTATTGGGAGTGAGGCGATACCTCTTCTATACGTGGGAAGAGGAGGTGATGGTGTTTTAGGAACATACGTAAATAAAATAAATACTAATCTTGACCGTCTGGAAGCATTCGGTGCACTTTTAGTTGGAATAGCACAATATGCAGGAGATGAAGATCTTATAAAGAATGACGGTAAATACTCTGCAAATAAAGTAGATAGTATAATAGAAAAGTTTAATATAACTTCACAACCAGGTACAAAGGTTCAATTATATGGAGCAGCGGCTGACAAAATTGATACGATAGGAAAAGTGAATTCAGATTCTGTAACAGAAACCGATAAGCGTAAAACTTCATCACTATCTGCAATATGTGCATATATTAATATGTTTAACCTTACTAATTGGGCAGTCGGTAATTTTACACAATACGATCCAACTAAAATAGTGGATAAGGACAATATCGTAGATTTGACTGGATCAGGAGGAGGAACAGTTAAAGAATCAGGATATCTGATGTTAGTTAGTCCAGCATCAGCAAGCGTTACTGGCGGAAGTGTTACGACTACTACTGAAACTCCACAAGGAAAAGAGGCACAGACTGGAACGACTGAGATCGCATTTACCGCATTAAGCGCAGATACTGATGATAAGGGACTAAAGGTTGATGCAAACCATCCTAAAGTAAAAGAGATTGGAGATAAAATAATCAGTTACTTAGGAGATAATGGAGTTGCCGATTCAATGACCTTAATTTCATCAGCGAGCCCAGAATATAATTCTGGTAAAGGTGGCCCCTCTAAATTAGAGGATTATGCGGCTAAGAAAAAGCCTACTTCTGGAACGGCTGCACCAGCTTCAGTGGTTGACGACTACGATAAAAACGCTAAATTAGCATACGATCGAGGAGTTACATTTAGAAACGCACTAGCTGCATACTTAGGAGGACACGTAAATGCGACTAACATTGCAATATCTTGGAAAATATCATTGGACGAGCCAGGAGGAGGAAAAAACATTTCTTACTCTATTGCAACTAAGAGTGAGGCAGCTCAGCCTATCACAAAGACTCAATATCAAGGAGCAAAAGTTACTGTTGAAAAAGGCAATAATACTCTTATTCTTTATAAAATCAAATGGGATGCTGGTTCTGTAGCTAAAAATAAAACTGGACTTTTTGTGAAAGATAAAATTGACTATAATAACCTTAAATCTGGGCAAGCAATAATTATCTTAGCAAAAGACATGAAAACTAAGGTCGGAGATACTGATAAAGCAGAAGATCAAGTAACAGTAAGTAAGATAGAGGATAATAATGTTTACATTAACTACAAAGAGCAGAAGGATGTACTTTTACCGAAGGATCGATATGTTAGACAGTATGGAAAGATTGATAAGACTAAAAATGTCGAAATATAAAAATTCAATGATTAAATTTAAAAGGGAATCTTATCGATTCCCTTTTTTTGTTACTGGATAAACGTATCCGTTAAATGTGGTGTGATTTTTATCTAGAGCGTGATAGGTGGCATCTAATCGTATCTCGTTATTTTTTGGATCCACTATAATGATTGAAACTATTGTTGCTACATCATAATCGGGTCTAGAAATAGCGCGTTCATGTTTTGGAGAATGGATCCAAGACTGCACAGTCTTTTCCGCAAGGTATTCATAATTTGCCTGATAGATCTCCTTAATTATTGGGCTGTTTCCAGATCCAGAAGAAGTTAAGGTATAGAGGCACTCAGCATTGTTCCAATAACCGACGCTATCTGAATGAGAAGTCAACTGCTTACCTATGTTTCGATAGGCTACTCTGGTGGAAAACTTTCGCATTAAAGAATCTTCAAAGACACGGAACGGCTCTGCTCCCTTTGAGACCCGATATTCATTTATTTTTTTCCAAATAAGAGAGTCTAATTTAGAGGATTCTATTCTTTCTGCTTGGGACATACAAACCATTGAAAGGATTGTAAAGACTAAGGCTACGATTGTTTTCATGGTAAAACTTTTAATTTGTTTATATGGCTATAATACAATAAATTCTTTGATTTTAAAAAGATAAATAATAAAAAATTAAATTGTAATGGCAAATCCAGTTATGAACTATAACCAATTTATGGCAGCATTCAAGAAAGCTGAATCGGGATACCGTGGAAAAGCTAACGTTGGTGCAAACGATAGATCGGGTTCAATGAAGATCAACCAAGGCTTAGTAGAAGGTCCAGTTAAAGGAAAAGGAACTCCTCAAATCGACAAGTATACTAAGAACTACATGACGACTGCTAAGAATAAAAGCATCGTAGGTAAAGGTAAAAAGTAAAAATCCAATGAACAGAGCAATCACTAGCTTTGAGCAATATGCTCTACTAGAAAAGAAGGGTGACCTTAAAAAGTTAGTCGGAAAGGACGAGGACGAGGAGCTTACGATCAATGATGCCAAGAAAATTGGTGTTAAGGTTGCGAACATGGACGGAGAGGACAAGAAAAAATACGTCGGTATCATTAACTTTCTAGGAGCATCTTGCAACATATACAACGAGCTTTGGAAGAATTACAAACGTACTCGAGACAGTAAAAAGGACTAATGGATAAGATTTTTGAAAAAGCGTACTCGGATGAAGCTAGCGCAAAGGACGGCGGTTTCATCTTTCAAGCCATCTTAAACTATGATCTATCATGGTCAATAATTGATGGCGAGACCGCTCTTGATCAAAAAAATATTCGAGGTTGGTTACACCAGATAGATGTTTTTCCAGACATGAAATTTGAGGAAGGCTATGCCACGCTAACCTATGTTACGCTAAGCGAGGTAAACCTGCTTAAGAGAAAGTTTGAGCTTGCAAGCGAAGCCATCAAGAGGATCATAAATCCAGATTATGCAAAGGAAATGGATGGAATCCCAGTTGAAAATAAACCCGAACAATTAGAGTTACCGAAACCAATCGAATCAGATATCACTGATGACGATTGGAATAACCTATTGCCTTCAGGTCCAGCTGAGCCGCTTGGTCTACCTGAAGCACCTTCACCAAAGCTACTAGGACAAGGCCAAAAACGATTGCCCGAACCGCCAAAACAGCTTCCGCCAGCAACTGGTGGAAAATTGGATGAGGTCCTATTTACGACAAAATTAACATCGGCTCAGATAAAAGCAATCAACGAAAAATATTTTAAAAACACTAGATATGAGGTTCGATTCACGGTAGATCGAATAGTATTAAGAGAAGTATCGACTAGCGGGCTAGACACTGGAGCACCAAACGTGACTCTTAAGTTGTCAACTGGTATGGTGGATACGCTAGACGGAAAGGCAATAAATAGCTGGAATGGATTTAAGGTAAAAGTTTCTGGAAAAGAATCAATTACGATAGACAATTCGACCGATCCTAAAATATCAGAAATTCTAGTATACGATCCGATTGAAAACATTAATGAACTTATATTTAGAACAATTTTACCATCATTGGTCTTGGAGTTCAGAGGAAATAAAGTACTGATAGATAATTATTCTAACAGATCATCACAAGTATCAATTAGATCAAAAATAGATTTTGATAACTTGTTTAACATTGAAGAGGCTCCAACTTCTGAAATAATTGACACTGAGGAAGGAGAAGAGCCGGAAGGCACTGATGAACCGCAAGAAAAAACTACCGTACCAAGAATGGACAATAAAAATATTAATCCATAACTAAATAAATAACTAAAATAATCTATAAACAATGGCAGGTTTACCATATTGGACAAACTCGACAGCGGCGACCAATTACTATGAACCGGTATTTCAAAACCAGTTTGAGGTGATTTTAACGCCACCGGCGGTAATCACTGGACCAGAAGTAGCTCTTCTAGTAGAACACGTAACAAAATTAGAAGGCATACCTGAAATCAATTCTGCTGGAACACTAGTTGAACAAAAATACAAGTTTGCAACTAGATCCTATGCAGGAGCGGTTCCAGACACAACGACTGCTGATTTAACTTTGACATTTACTGTCAACTTAAATGAGGAAAATAACGCTTATGTGTATAATGTTCTTAGAGCATGGAACGATATAGTATACAATCCGTTAACGGGTAGCCAAGGATTAAAGAGAGACTATACAGGTTCAATGTCGGTTCACGTGGCAAACAAGACTGGTGAGATCTTTAGAGAGTGGTCCTTTCAATCCTTGATTCCAAACGGAGGAATTAATGCAATTTCGCTTAACTACACGGCAAACGAAATATATGAGGTTACTATGAAATACAGAGCGGATTGGTGGACTGAAACGCGAATAGGTCAAATAAACGTATAAAAAAATCGAAATAAAGATGGAAATGTTTGATACACATCGTCGAGATATCCTAAATTTCGATAATTACATGAATCTTAAAAAACCTGGATTCGGTGGACCTAACTCTGCGATTGAATTAAGAGATGCAAAAGGTACTTTAAAAAATAAAAATCCAAAACTGGGAGATTTCAGAAGAACTGTTGAAAGGGATCCTGCATTTTCTCATCCGGTATACGATCCTACCTATAAAGCAATGACTCATGATTTAGTATATAAGCAGGAGAAAAAGAAACCTTTTACTTATGCAGACCCTTATCATACAGGAATTCCAGTAGTTGAACTAGAACCAGTAGAGGAAGGAAAGGCTTATTCATCCTTTCAAAGATTTGTTAACGAAGATTTTGAAGATGAAATGAGAGGGGAGGATACTAATTATCCAGACCATGAATTTTCATATTGGGATGAAGCGTGGGATAAATCGGCACAAGATAAAGAAACTGTGTTTTATTTTAAAAGAAACATGACTGATGAGGAATGGGATGATTTTAAAAATAAGCACTTAGAGGATATTAAAATAGCTCTTATGGAAAACCGAACACTATGGGAATCATTTGAAGAAGATCTTGAAGATGAAGAATATAGAGCAGAAGCAACCCAATCAAATAGAACATTTTCAGACATACGCCAGATTGAGGACAAGCTAAGAAGGTTTGAACAGGGCGAAGTCTTTGATGAAGAAGAGAGCTTTGGTTCAAATCCTGACGAAAGTCCATTTGGAGAAATTCCAGACTGGGTAAAAGAGTTAGAGGCAAATCAGGAAGAAGAAATAGAATCTGATAGTTATGACGCGGATGGAAATCCTAATGGCTCTTGTAGTGAATGTGGAGATTCTGATTAGATGATGTAAATTCCCTACAGATATTAAAAAACCTCATATTAATATGAGGTTTTTTTATGCTATATAGTTAGCTTATTTAGTTCAGAATCGGATATTTCGATCGGATCTGGATCATTTTTTAAGTGGATTAGTCGATATTTAAAGCTAAACTCAGAATATTCGTTTGTGATAAAATCGATTGTGTTAAGAACGGAAGTTGCTGAAAGATTTGAGTTTAGATAAATTATCCGTGAGTATTTTTCATTCTTAACGGATATTGCCTTGTCTAATAACTTTTTAATTTCGTAGTTTAGGAGAAAGGACTGCACCTTATTTGGTACTAAAAACTTTGTGCTAAACTTATCCTTTAATAGCTTACTAACATTTAAAATATAGTCACTTTTGTCCTTTTTATTAAAGGCTAAAATAAAGCTTTTATAGTCCTTAACAAAAACGACTTCGATATTTCTCTTCTCCATATTAAAAGTCTAATTTTACTATATCTACACCGGCAGCTCGTAGTATCTTGATGCCAGAGGTATCTCTGTACTCTTCCCGATATATTACTAGTTTTATTCCAGCCTGAATGATCAGCTTTGAGCATTCCTTGCAGGGAGAATAGGTAACGTATAATGTTGCTCCTTCGGTACTTTGGGTAGATCGAGCAACTTTCATCATCGCATTTGCTTCAGCGTGTAGAACATACCAGTGAGTATCACCGTTTGCGTCTTCACAATCGTTTGGAAAGCTCTTTGGAGTTCCATTAAATCCGTCTGAAATAATGGTCCCGTCCCTAACGATTAGAGCCCCTACTTTTTTACGCTTACAGCAAGAAAGATTGGACCATTCGGTCGCCATCTTTAGATAGGTCACGTGATATTTAAGATCCTTGTTTGTCATCCTTTGAACTATTAGTTATGCCATTTGGCACGATGCTATTTATAATTACGATAATTCCCACCCATTGTGAGTAAGATATGGTCGGTCCAAAGACCTTATTTAGATCATTCCAATCATACACTAGATTACAGAGTAATGAGAGTATTAAGAGCTTAAGTACGGTTGAAATTATTAAAATAATTGCTTTTTTCATGACTTAATGTTTTTTTGAATCCACGCAAAAAGAGGATCGCTTGTTGGGATATTTGGATCGTTGAATAGCGCAGCAAAGGAAGCACTCGTTTCTCCGGTTCTTACGATTAGGCTTTGATCGACCTTTGGAATTTCAATTGGCACAAACTTTCGAGTTATCATCCTATTTGCTAATTCAAAATGTCTTTCGTAAATGTGAAATGAGTTTGCAATGTGAGTATAGGTGCCTAGCTCTAATTCTTGATATTCTGCTCCACCGTGCCATTTTAGGTGATATAACATCTGCGACTGCAGCACAGCAAAGAATGCAATATCTGTAGGTAGTCCTAAGATTACGTCATTGCTGCGCATGTGAATCGTAAAATTTAACTTATTATCTCTGATCTGGAATATTCCATAAACTGTGCACACAAAATCCTTGTTTCCATGACGCTGGTGAGTAGGCAAGTTAAAGTGCAGGATCGCTTGTCGTGAATCCTTATCTTTAAGTAAAGATTCTAGTGCCCATTGATATTGGGTTAACCCATGCTCATTAGGATTATTAAAGAGAAGGTATCCATAGGAAGAGTTTACGGTATCATCATCGTTTTTGATGGATTCCCAAAACTTTGCGTATTTTGCGATGTATTCGACATCATTTCTACCCATAAAATACCACATAAACTCGGCAGCAATATACTTGAATTGAGAAGATCTAAACTCATTTTCGTAGAGACAAGAGAGTGGGTTCTCAATGACTAGTGCAACATCACACATCTCATTGATCTTCATGTCTCTAGGCTGGGTCACGTATTCAGGATACTTCATTAAGTCATGGAGAGCCTCTTCGTAAACTCCAGCAAATGAGCTGGCTTGATATATTACCATACTTTATTTTTTTATTTTTATACATTAAATTAGGACTAAGTTTTAGATAAATAACTAAAAAAAGAGTTAACTATG